TTGTCTAATTCAGACATTAAAATCTTCCTATTAACATATAACGTGTATACTTAGGTAGCTCTAATTCATCTTTAACTAAAATAGTTTCTAGTTTAGATTTATTCTGAAAACTAGTAAGACTATTAGAACAGTTTACATGCTCTGCTAGTTCAAAGTAATTATTAGATTGTAAAATTACATCTGTACTTTTAGGCACACGTTTTGCCCATTTGTTGTACTGTTGTTGTGTGAGGTGTTCGCAACTTGTGTTAATGACCATATAAGGTTGATCAGTATATTCATACTCACACATATCTGCTGTAACTGCTGTAAATTTTCCTTCCATCTCAAACCGTTTGTTTATTGTGGTTGCTGTTTCTACACACTTAGGATCAATATCAACACTTGTTATATGTTTAAATCCTATTGTGCTGTTGAACAACATATTTGCTAATACACCGTTCCAGCCTCCAAATATAATGCAACTAACGTTAGAAACATGGTTGTGTTTTTGTAAGGTTTCAACTAGCCACGCTTTAGATTTTAACTGGCCTCCCCAGAAACTTTCAAGTGTGCGGTCGCGATCTTCGCTGTTACGAATTGCATCCATCCAAAATTTGACATCTTCAAGTTCTACTTTCACAAGTGTATTTAAGCCATAAATACGAGTATGTTACTCCTTCCTGAATTAAGTGTATATATAACTCACACCTGTACTTTGGCGTGTGATAGCTGTTGCACGTTTAATCATTTAAATTGGGGTACCCATTTTAAGCCAGATACAACTAAAGAAAAATTAAAAGCTCTACCAGACACAGTTGATTTTGAAGAAGTTTTTATTATAGGTGGTGAGCCTACGTCTAATCCTGCACTAGGAGAATGGATGGCATACTTAGAAAGAATGTGGCCTAATGCTAAAAAATGGGTAGTAACCAACGGAAGGGACCTAGATAAATTTGATGAACTGTATCCTGAATGGATAGACCGTGATTGGAAAATAGAAATATCAGCGCATTCACAAGAAGACCTTGACACTGTAATGTCGTGGATACACAATAGGTGGGCAGATGTATCCTGTGAGAGATTCAAAGATACTAGACACGAAGATGGTGAGTGGCATTATAAACTTGTTGTTGACGGAATTGAAAGAGGTGAAATTACAGAAGCATGGCAGTTTTACGAAAACCCTGCTGTAGTTAAAAAAGGTAACAAACTAACTTGGGATAAACTTAGAGATGCAGATGATCAACATTCTAAGTGTCCTGCTATACAATGTATGTATCTAGTAGATGGTAGATTTTATCGCTGTCATCAACAAGCAATACTTCCTCAGTTATCAAGAAAGTTTCAAATAGAAGATCCGTTTGCTGATATAGCAAAACAAGATCTAGGGTGTAGTCCTGAAGAGTTTGAAACTTGGATCAAAACTCAATTAGAACCTCAAGAGCAGTGTCGTTTGTGTAAATGGGAAAACAAAATTACATTACCAATTGAAAAATCCAAAACCAAAAAAATTAAACTTTTAAAAATTTAGGTATTTTGCTGTCTGCACTACTTACACAAGAGCTAGTAATGCATTTAGATGGCGTCTTAAACAGCGTAAAACCGCCCTGTAGCGTTCCTAAAGGGATATCGCTGCAACTATATGCTCTCTTAACTTCATCACCCCTTATAACGCAGCTTTGATACCCTGCATTGCAATTCCAATCTTTAAACTTATTGAAGTTAAATGCATTCATTCTTTCTGCTTGATCCAAACCATAATTGTTTCCTTTAGCATCTTCTAAATACATTTGCATGATTTGCTCACCTTTCCAATTTTGTGGAAAGCCTGTTTGCAATTGTTCAATTTGCTGATCAGTATACCCGTCAACTATTCTAGACGCGGTAGGGTCGGACTGCGGTTTAAGAGTGACGTTAATTCCTTTGTCTGCGAATCTACTACAACGTTCATAATATTCTTCAAAGTGTTCAGGAACCATAACTTGATTGATTGTAACAAATACTCCTCCTTCTATGAGCTGTACGCATCTATCTCCAAAGTCTTTTTCATTTGCAAATTCTGCGTGATAACTTGCAGTGATGCTACGACGTGTTAGGTGGCTGGTGTTATCTATAAATCTTCCCCACCATTTCTCACCTGGGCTTAGATTAGTTGTAAGGTGTATGCTTTGATATTTTGCTTCATCGTCATTAGCATAATATTCAACAAGGTCACCAAACTTTTTATATGCTGTTGGTTCACCTCCACTAAAACTAAAATGAAATTCAGTAAATCCATTTGCTCTTGCTTGGCGTTTAATTTCATCAATTGCATTTGTGTATACTTCAAAGTCTTGATGGTCTGGAACATTCGAGTTTGCATACGGCCAACAGTAACTACAACTGTAATTACAGAAGCGACCAAGTATCCAACTAACGTTAAACAATGGCTGTTGCAGCATTGTTGTTTGTCCAAACTTAACAATATTGTGGAATGGTATTAGAGTAAAATCGTTCATTTAGGCTCCACAATGGCAGTTGAACACGCCTTTACACAGGTCATGCACTTGTCTTTGCCTTCCCAGTAGTCAGTAATTCCACCGAATAAAATGCCATCTGTGTCTAATATTCCTGACTGGCAAGTGTTTAAACCTATATTGTTTATCATATCTTTTGTATTTTGCATACTCTGATTACGCAGTTTGTGTATGGGTAATATCTCTTCTATTGGTTGTTCTAAGTAATCACTGCCTATATAACAGCAAGGCATTATGTGTCCGTATGGATCAACATATATACCTTTTTCGCTAGTACACTTAGGATTAATTTTTGCTTGTTCCATAACATGATTTAGATAACTTGTATCTAACAAATCAATTAGTTTTGCATTTGGCTGTTTAGCAAATCTTTGTCTTGTTGCAGGCTCTAAAAAATATTCTGTTTCTAAATTGTTATTAACAACTTTAAATTTTTCCATCTCATAAAAACGTGTAGTGCTTACAAAGTTAACTTCTTTGACTCCTAGCTCTAGCAAAAACTTTTCTAGTTCTTCTGCTTCATCTTCATTGTGCTTGAACACTAAACTATCTACCCTTGCTTCGCCGCCGGCATCTATATATGCTTTTAAATTTTCTATAACTTTATCAAAATTTGTGTTACGTCTATATAATTCATGTTTGCCTTTGAATCCATCAATTGCAAATACAACTGTACTGTACGAAACTGTTCCTATAACTTTTGCTAACTTTGCCCACCATTCAGGATTTCTCATACCACCATTTGTGTGTATTGCTAATCTAGTAGTAGGATTACACTCTCTAACATATGAATAAATTTCTAAGCAATCTTTTGCAAACGCAGGATCACCGTAATTACCGCAACTATAAAAGTTTTGTAACTGAGCTAGAAATGGTTTAGGAAACCATTTTTTAAAATCATCAATACTCATATCTCCGTTCTTAATGAAAGGTCTAGTAGGACCTCCATGGAAATTCCTTGCACACATTGGACATTGTGCTTGGCATTTATCTGTCAATTCCAGATGAACTGTTGTTACTTCAGAAACTTTTTGTGTCATTATTAACGTATTTAATCACTTTATGCATTGACAAATACAGTCTAGGCTTATATACTATGATTGTTGAGAAGACTCTCGGCACATATTAAAAGGAAAAATATACTATGAGTACACATGTAGAAACACTCAAATCAGCATTTGAGACGTTTTTGGAAGAAAACGAAAAATTTGAAAACGGCAATGGTGCAGCAGGAACTAGAGCTCGTAAAGCACTTCAAGAAATGACTAAATCCGCAAAAGAACGTAGAAAAGAAATCACCGATACAAAAAACGCTAGAAAAAACGCAGCAGTATCACAGTAACCACAAGTGTCTAGGGCTGCATGGTGCAGCCCTACACTAACATCATATAAGGAAACAAAAGATTGACCAAGGTAAAGATTGTATCTTATTCAAAAGCAACAGACGAATTTGAAGCCGAAGGCTTAACAGACTTACAAGAACTTATTGCATTTTGTGCAAAGGTATCCAACCCAGCAGCACAAATCAATACAGAAACAAGTGAAAGGCTTATCAAGTATTTGATCAAACATGCACACTGGTCTCCATTGGAGATGGTTAGTGCTTGTTTAGAAATCGAAACAACTAGAGATATTGCACATCAAATTGTACGACATCGCAGTTTTGCATTCCAAGAGTTTAGTCAACGATATGCCAATCCTGCAGAAATGGGTGACCAGTTCGTAACACGTGAAGCAAGATTGCAAGATACTAAGAATCGTCAAAACAGTATTGAGATTGATACTGAGAGCGACTTGCACTACGAATGGCAAATGAAACAACAAAGTGTTATTGACAAAGCCAAGGAAGTTTATGAATGGGCAATTGATAATGGCATTGCAAAAGAACAAGCTCGTGTAGT